AGCTGATTTCGGGCAAGGCCAAGGCCAACAGCCAGGTCGGCCGCACCCTGTTCCAGAAGGCCACGGGCGGCGACACCACGGCGATGATCTGGTGGTCCAAGACCCAAATGAAGTGGTCCGAGACGCAAAAGGTCGAGCACACCGGCAAGGACGGCGGCGCGATCGCTTTGTCCAGCGTGGACTTGAAGGGCCTCAACGACACCGAGCTGGCGCAGATGCAGGCGCTGCTTATGAAGGCGAAGGGGGGCGAGGAATGAGCGCCAACGAACCCATGGACCCGTTCTTCACCACGATGAAGATCCGCGCCTGCGAGGGCGATGCCGCCGGGCAGGTTTTGCTTGAGGCCTACGGCAAGCAGCAGGTGCAGGCGGCCATGGCCCAGATCGCACCCCGCATCGAAGCGGCCATCGAGCAGTCAGCCCTGGACGCAGCCGTTGCCGAGCGCCAGCGCATCATTGGCTGGATGCGCGACGAAGCCGAGTCCGGTGGCCTCACCGCTTCGCAGTACGCTGATTTTCTGGCCATGGGCCTTCCATCCACACAACCAACCGAGACCCCCCAATGAACAAACCCACCCTCCCCGAGTCCCCCCTGCCCGCGCTGCTCGACCACGACGGCCGCTTCCAAGCCCTCTACCCCGAGGACTTGTTGCGCCAGCACGGCGAGGACATGATCGCTTTCGAGCGCGCCCGCATCTTGGCGCTGCTGGACACCTTCGGCAACCAGTGCCAAGCGCAAGGCCAGGCCATGAGCGAGAGGGGCCACGCCAACACCACGGTGGTCAACGCGCAGCTGGACGCCGTGCGTTTGCTGCAAGAGGCGATCAACGCCGCATGACTGCCTCGGCGGTTCACCCAGGCGATGAGGCGGTGCTTTGCCACATCGTCCCGCTCGGCGACTTCAAAGAGCACGAGCTGACCATGGCCTGCTGGTGCCGCCCAGGCTTGCACGAGGATTACGACGACGTCGCCATCCACAACGCCATGGACCAGCGCGACAAGCTCGAGCGCGGGGAGATTCGCGTCCAATGAGCGCCGCTGTCTCCCCCGCGGTCATGCTGGACCTGATCGCCAAGGAGCAGGCCCGGCGCAAGGCCAGCGCCAGCCTGTACGAGTTCGTCAAGCAGGCCTGGCACGTCATGGAGCCCGGCGTCCCGTTCGTCCCGAGCTGGCACATCGAGGAAATCTGCGAGCACTTGGAGGCCGTGAGTTGCGGCGACATTCAGCGGCTGCTCATCAACATCCCGCCCCGGCACTCCAAGTCCACCATCGTCTCCGTGGCCTGGTGCGCTTGGGAGTGGATCGCCCAGCCCGAGCAGAAGTTCCTGGCTGCGTCGTACTCCGGCACGCTGTCCATCCGGGACAACTTGAAGGCCCGCCGCTTGATCCAGTCGCCTTGGTACCAAGAGCGCTTCGGGCACATGTTCGGGCTCTCGGGCGACCAAAACGCCAAGCAGCGATTCGAGAACGACAAGACCGGCTACCGGCTGGCCACCTCGGTGGGTGGTACCGCAACCGGTGAGGGCGGCTCGCGCCTGATCCTCGACGACCCGCACGGCGCGCAGGACGCGCAGTCCGAGACTATGCGCGAGACCGCGCTCGAGTGGTTCGACATGGTCTGGTCCACGCGTCTGAACAACCCGAAGACCGACGCTATGGTGACGGTCATGCAGCGCCTGCACGAGAAGGACATCAGCGGGCACATCCTGAACGACATTGGCGGCTGGGAGCACATCTGCATCCCGGCCGAGTGGGACGGTAAGAAGCGCCGCACCGTGCTTGGCCCCTACGACCCGCGCACCGTCAAGGGCGAGCTGATCTGCCCTGATCGCTTTGGAGCCGAGGAGATCACCAAGCTCAAGCAGCTGCTGGGCACCTACGGCACGTCCGGGCAGCTCCAGCAAGACCCGTCGCCTGCCGATGGTGGCATCTTGAAGACCGACTGCTTCAACTTCTGGCCGGTGGCCCAGCGCCTGCCGCCCTTCGAGTACATCCTGCAAAGCTACGACTGCGCCTTCACCGAGCGGACCACGGGCGACCCAACGGCCTGCACCGTTTGGGGCTTGTTCACGCACCGGGGCCAGCGCAACGCGATGCTGCTCGACGCCTGGGATGAGCACCTCGGCTACCCTGAACTGCGCACCAAGGTAATCCGAGACTGGACCAGCGAGTACGGCGCGGACAAGTCGGCCAAGGCTGGCATGCCCACCAAGGGGCGGCGGCCCGATCGGCTGCTGGTCGAGGCCAAGGCCAGCGGCCAATCCCTGCTGCAGGACTTGCGTCTGGCCAAGGTCCCAGCCGTTGGCTACAATCCCGGTCAAGCGGATAAGGTGTCGAGGGCGCACCAGACCGCGCCGACGTTGGAGCTTGGATTGCTGTGGATTCCGGAGTCCTCAAAGAACCCCGGCCAGCCCGTGAGCTGGGCCCAGCCGTTCCTGAACCAGGTGGCAAAGTTCCCCGTTGCGGAGCATGACGACTACGTGGACACCTTCACGCAAGCGGTCATCTTCCTGAAAAATGAACGGTGGTTCGATTTGCCAGAGGCACGCGACGTTGATGACAAGCCGCCTCGCCAACGTGAAGGAAGGGTAAACCCGTATGCCGTCTAAACCGCTGAAAAAATCCGAGATGGCGTGCAACGCTCCGAAGCGCACGCCATCGCACCCGACCAAGTCTCACGTCGTCAAGGCTTGCTATGACGGCACCGAGAAGGTGATCCGCTTTGGAGAGCAGGGGGCAAAGACGGCGGGCAAGCCCAAGGCTGGCGAGTCGGCTGCGACCACCGCAAAGCGCGACAGCTTCAAGGCTCGCCACGCAAAGAACATCGCCAAGGGTCCGTCGAGCGCGGCGTACTGGGCCAACAAAACGAAGTGGTAAGCCATGCCTAAAGACACCCCATCCATTTTTTCTGTTTCGCCATACGCTGGCAGCGTTGCTCGCGAGATGTACCCGGGCCAGCTTGGCCAAGATGACCGGCAGGACGCGGCGCGTCACATGCTGGCCGCTGGCACCATGGCTCGCAAGTACGGTCCAAAGGTTGCCGACCTGGCGGGTAAGGCGCACGAGTACTCCACATCCCCGATGCGTGCTTTGATGATGATGCTTGGCCGTGGCGAGATGCCACCGGATTACCAGCAAGACATGCACAACAACGCTCTTGGGATTGAGATGGCTGGGCGTGCAAAGTCTCAGCGCGAGTTTGAAGACCTTGTGCAGCAGGCGGCCGAGCGCGCCGCGATGAGCCGCACCGAGGGTCGCCCATGGATCAGCAAGGCTAAAGGTGGCGAGGTCAGCGCAGATGAGTTGAACCGCCCGTTCATTGGCTACCGCTCCGCCGGTCGCCGCCCCGAGTCCCAGCAAGACCGCCGGGCCTCTGCCGACGCTCCGCTGGCCGCGCTGCGCGGTATGGTATCGGGTGTGCTCGGCGCGCCCGGCGACATTGAGTCCTTGGTGCGAATGCTGCCCGGCCTGTCTGAGCAGACCGTTCTGCCCACCAGCGAGGACGTTGAGAAGCGCCTGCCGATGCGCTCGGTAAGCCAGACGCCTGTGGGCCAAGCGTTCACTACGGCGGGCCAACTCGGCGGAGGTTTTTACACCGGCCCAGGATCCCCGCTGCGTGCTGTCGCTGCGCTGCCGTCGGCGGTATCGCGCGCTGGGCGTGACTTTGCGTTGGCTGGGTCGCCCGTGCACGTTGTGAAGCCCAAGGGCGGCAACTGGATGTCGGGAAGCGTTGAGCGGGTTGTGAACCCGATGCAACAAACGGTGCTCAACGAAACCGGTCTTCAAAACTTAGCAGAGCGTGCGGGCGTCGATGTTTCCGAAAGCGTGCGCGCGCGTCAACTGCCAGAGGCGGCCATGAACCGCTGGCTCGAAACCAAACTGGGTAAGTACATCAAGAACGAGATGGCCACACCCGAGGACCCGGTCCGCGCGCTGGCCGAGCGTGGCGTTTTGCACGTTGATCCTGAGCAGCTTAATTTTCGCCCAGAGTTGCATGGCCGTTTTATGAGCGAAGGCCAGACCGCTGTCGCGCAAAGTCCAGCCGCCAAAAGCTGGGAAGGCGCAAGCGATCTGACGGTGGGCCAGATGCCTGCTGGCCAGCTGCTCCAGCAAGGGTACGCCGAGCAGATGCCTTGGCTGGCAAAGGTGCCACCCGAGACGCCGGTTTACATGCCTTCGCAGTCAGGCATGGCCGACGACCTCGGCTTTGGCCACCTGGTCGATGAGCTGCGCAACGCGGTCAACCCCGAGTCCGGCCTGCCAGCAAACCTGCGTTTAAAGTACCAAGACCTCGAAAAGGTCACCGTTCCCCAAGCCGTCGAGCGCGTGGCCAAGATCAACGACTGGCGTGCCGCTCAGAAAGCTGAGGCCGACATGGCGCGG